GTTACCAGTCTTGTCGGAATAATAATTAGCGTAGGAATTCCTGTATGTTGCCATGTTAATATTTAATTAAAAATTCTTGAATTAAGAATGGTTGTATGTAACCATCTGCCTTGTTTGACTCATTTACATCTATCTGAATTGTAGATGTTATTGCATCAGCAGGAATATATGTTGGTTTTGTTACAACAGTAAAGTTATGCGGATCCTGTTCAAAAGGCATAAAATGTTTATGTATGCAATCTCTACCAAACTCTTCAACATCAGTCACTGTATTGTTGAGAGCAGCGAAAGCAGGGTTATCTGCTCGTGAGTCAAATGGCACTTGAGTTGCTTTATCTACAAGTGCTGGTGTATAGTTTGCTCCCAATTTCATATGAGAATCTGGCGGTTTAGTGTCAACGTAGTCATTACAGTCTGCAGGACCTACATTACATTGAGGTCCTGTTCTACAAGTCATTTCACCAGTATAAAACATATTTCCACAAAATCCTGTTTGTGGAGCATCTCCCTCTCCTGCGTACATAGGCCATCCTAACTGAGATCCATTACCATTACATCCAAACTGGTATATTTGTCCTGTTGGTGTACCACTTCCATCTGGATTTAATATAGGAATATCGCCAGGTACGAGACATTTACCCTGAGTTGCAAAATCACAACCATTCCAACATCCACCAAAATAGAAGTATGTCTCCTGACTAGGACCTCCAACTAAAAAAGTAAAACATTGGTTTGATTTGTTTCTGTTTGGCATTTGTAGAGCAACTTGCTTAGATGCAGCTGCCTTACATAATGGTTGAGTAGTATTGTCTGCCCATGGTATGATGCATAATGTAGACTTAGATTTGTATGCATTTCTACCAAATAAAGAAAACTCGGTTGTTGGTGATGCAGTTCTTGCTCTTTTACCATCATGGAAGTGAGCATGAGGTTGAAATGCTGTATGTAATACTTCTGTCTCTTCTGTGTAGTTACCACTGGATCTAGCAAAACCTGGTTGTCCAGTAATTTCTATTGTTTGTGCTGGTAAAAAGAAGTTACCTTGATATTGTATCTCAAAAGATGTACCTATATTGCTACTAACTTCTAATCCCACACCAGATTTTGTTATCTCTTGTCCTGCATCATTATTCAAATATGTATCCTGATAGTCTCCTAAGTTTGCACCAAATGATGTCTTGGTAGACTTTGCACTAAGATCTGGTACTTGAAATTGATTTTCAAGTAATGTAGTATCTGGTTTTTTATACCTACAATTTGTTCCTACACCCAATATAGCAGCAAGTTCTGGAAAGTTTTCTGCAAGATAAACTGAACCATCACATCTCAAATAACCAGCAGGAAGAGTCTGATACAATGTGACATCTGAGGGATCATTAGATGTTAATTGTTTAGACCAATTAATAATTGATCCTGTCAATGTACCAAGTTTTCCTTTTTCTTTTGAGTATAATACTGGCATTAGTATGCTCGGATAATGTACAAAGTGACTAATGATGGTGTGTTAGGATTGATCTGCACACTAAGTGCTCTGTCAACATTTATAGGTTGTATGTTTCCAGTCGTCATATTATTTATGAGTATAGTGCTAGGCAAATTCATTTGTCCATTAGTCATTGTTATGTCAATGGTGAAATGATTGTGTGATCCTAATGTTGCATCAGTGAAAGCATCACCACTATGATTTAATGTAGTAGGATATGGAAAATCTCTACCAGCTGCTGTATCAGGTGCACCATAATAGTCATTTTGTGGTCCTATTACAGGAGTTGATCCATCACTTCTTCTTGCTAAGGGAACTTGATCTGATGCGTAATAGTTTTTCTGTCCTAAGTATACGCCAGGTGGTGGGAATGGTGCTGTGACTGCTGCCTGTTGTACCTGTGATATACATGAGTTATCATCTGCATATCCCGTTCCGCCAGGACCAGTTGTTTGTCCATAAGGTGGAATATTTCTATCAAGACTTGGTACTAATGGTATAACTTCAGATGAATTACCAAAATGTCTGTGTCTATCACATTCAACTAATGATGTTGCTGCAGGGTCATATGCAGTCCAAAAAACTTCACCAGTTTTAAATGTATCTGCCAGTGGTTCATCATTAGAGTAACCAACATCTGATCCTGTTGAGTATTCATTACCTTGACTCTCAAAATATCCTGCTTCAAACATACCCACATAAGCACCACCTAGTTCTACAGATGGATAAACACTTCCATCTGATGGTCTTGGATGTGTATGTGTAGCAGTATGCTCAGTACCTAGTTTTCTAGGTACAGTTCTAATAGTATCAAAATATGATGGTTCCTCTAAGGCAATTCCTTTTATCTTTCCTGATAGTTCTGCTTCTGGAGTTGTTATAAATTCTGCGTCAATATACGACAGTACATTTGATAATGGTTGATTACCTTCAAATCCATTTTTTGAAATATATTGTCCTACAACACTCAATTCCACACCCGATAATAAACTACCCTCTAAATCCATTGGCACTTGCTGATTAAGTGTTGGTAAATTAAAGACATCATCGTCATTGTAACTTGGATATGAATTAGATATACCAACAAATGGTTGACCTGGTTCTACTGTAGGACCATATTCATTACCTAGTATCTGTGCGAGTATTGGATAATCTTTTGCTTTGAGTTGATTACCATTACATATTATCCATCCCTTTGGTATGGCATCTGCAACCAGTGCTGAGGAACTTGTACTACCAGTCCATGGCATAATTGTACCAACTGGACTGGCTTTCGCTGCCTTTATCCTATTATAATTTGCCATTTATTATACCTCCATTAACCACCAACCCTGTACGCTGGTTGGGATTCCTATTTGATCATTACTATCAGTTGAACCAAGATATATTAATGCAAATCCTGCATTTGGAGTTTGTACTACAAGTTCACCAGATGGATATGGAGTTAATCTATCTCCAAATAGTGTTCCTATTGCATCACCCTGTATTGGTGTGCCACTAGTCTCAGGAGTTCTGACGACTAATGTTGTGTCAAACTTCAAGTTACCACCTACATCAATCATTCTTACAATGTCACCTGTTTGTGGTGCTGGTGGTAATGTAACGATTAATGTTTGTGTATTCTGAACATTGACCATGTATACTATATTTGGAATCAATGTTAGATCTGCTTCTGGTGATGCTGCGGATAAGTATCTTGCGTGTCTTGCACCACTTGATGTAGTGAAGTTTTGTAATCCAAATGCATCAATTGAACGATCTCTATTAACAGTAAATTCACTACCACCATTAGCACCTAGATTTTGTACTGAGAATACATCATCCTTTGTAGGAACTGCTGCTGCAGTACCTGTGACTGTTAATGAATTCTGAGCAACTACATTACCTAAGTTATCAACTGAGAATGATGGATCACAATTTAAACTTAACAGAACATTTTCTGGGCAAGATGTTGGATATAATCGGATCTCTCCTCTTGCAGTAACAGCAGCATCCCAATACATTATACCTTGGTGATCAGCATGTCCGTCATCATTAACAAACTGGAATAGTTTTGTCTGTTTGACACTATCAAAGATGGTGAAGTTACCACCACTTAATGTTAGTGCATCTGTGACATTGAGACTACCCTCTCTATATGACTTAGCACCATCACCTATTTGCTCATCCATCACAGTCATATGGTTCTTACCATATAACCTACCAACGACAGCTGTTAATATCTCAACATTTGTGCTTGTGTTTCTAAATCTCAACCACTGTTTGTAATCAAGTTTAGTTTGTGAGATATATCCTCTCTCTAGTATTACAGAGAGATAGTCAGTTGGAACTCCACCTTGTTGTCTTTGTCTAATCTGAGCATCAATTACTAGAGATTGTCTCTCATGTTTGATAACTCTTCTAACAACATCAGCAGCTTGATGACTCATCTCAACTGTGCCTTCCTGTGCTCTGTTCACAGTGATCACATTTGTTCCATCAAAGACACCAGTAATTGTCATAAATTCAATTTGACCAGTGTTGCTAGAGAATGATGTTAGAGGTCCTACAGCGATTAAATCACCGACTGCAAACTTACCAGTTCCTTCTCCAAGTTGCTGTACTGTTATCTGTAATACTCCTCCTCCAGTTGCAGTTGATACAATAGTTGTATTAGGACCATTTGCCTGTATAGACATTGGATCCGCATAGTAACTATATGCTATTATTTCATCTGCATTCAATGCTGCTGGTAAGTTAGCATTATTAAGAATACCAGCACCACTTGCCCATGCTAGGTTAAGATCAAATCTACCAGCATGTGTACCAATTGTTGTTGTACCTGTGCATGTATCAACATCAAATGTTACATTATTACCACCATCAGTTGCTGTTATTCTCTCATTTCTCTCTACTTTAAATGTAGCACCACTTACTGATTGTGATCCAATGATCTTATCTGTTAAGTAAACAGCACCGCCAAACACGAAGTCAACAGCAGTATCTTGAGTCATCTTTATAGGTGACGCATCTGTAATAACAGTGATAAGATCTCCTTTCTGAATATCAGCAATTGTTTTACCAGAAGTTAGAACCTGTATATTAGTAATTACATTTGTTTGAGCATTTGCATCACCAGTAAACAGAGTTGTGCCAAGAGTTCCACATCCACCATCCATGACAAGTGATGAGTTGACTGATAAAACTGAACCTGGTATATTTGGATTACCAATCTGTACTTCACCAGTTACAGAGTTAACTACAAATACATCCTCATCTGGATCAGCACAATTAGAAATTCTAAACTTCTGTACTTGTTGCTCTAGAGGACTGATAACTTTAATATATTCTGGAACTTTTGGTGAGTCGTTTCTATCAATAATGACATAATCATTGTTTGTTAGACTACCACCAAACTCTGAGAGATATACTGAGTCAGTTGCACTAGTATCATTATCAAGTGCTTGCTCTGTCCATGTAGCATCAAACTGTACATTAACCTTGTATATTGGTGTAGTATCAACGTGATTACTTAATACACCACCAAATGCACCGAATGGACGTCTCTTAACTTTGATGTAGTATGGTGCTTCATTGATCCTTGTAAGTTCTACAATTTGTAGAATCTCTGGATGACCTGTTGCTGATGAACCTGTACCAACAACTGCAC